TCTAGTCGTCCAAGTGTGTCTACTTCTTGGCTTCTATGTGACGGGTCTGCTGTAAGTCGTTCTACGTACTCACAGTTGTTTGCTATTATTGGAACATCATTTGGTATTGGTGATAACACTACAACCATTAATCTTCCTGATGCTCGAGGTAGGAGTCCAATGGGAACTGGTACTGGTGTAGGTTTAAACCCTCGCACTATTGGTACTATAGGTGGAGCAGAGACACACACTTTAGATATTTCTCAAATACCAACACATACTCATACCACAACCTTTAGATTTAACAATAACATTGGAGCTGGTGGTACAAGGCAAACTCTTATGAATCCTGCAGATACACCTAATGCGGGAGATTTTACTTCAACTAGTGCTTCCACTGGAAGTGGTGCATCACACAACAACCTACACCCATTCTTCGTTCTTAACTGTTTTATTTATACTGGAGTTTAAGATGTCTTCACCTAAATGGTTTGAGATTGCAACTAAACTTCTAGGTACTAAAGAACGAGTAGGTGTGGATAGCAATCCAGTGATTCTTGAGTGGGCTAAAAGCCTAAATGGGTGGGTCTCATCTTTCTATAAAGATGACTCAATTCCTTGGTGTGGACTCTTTGTAGCTCACTGTCTATCTGAAGCAGGGTTTAATGGCCCTAGGAACCCCCTTAGAGCGCTTGCGTGGGCTGATTGGGGTGTACCTACCTCTCCAGTAGAAGGAGCCGTCCTGGTGTTCCGTAGGCCCGGTGGAGGGCATGTAGGTTTTTACGTGGGTGAAACTGCAAGTGCATATAAAGTCCGAGGCGGGAATCAGGGAGATGCTGTAAGTGATATATGGATATCAAAGGATCGTTTTGTAGTTGCAAGATGGCCCAAAGATACACAAATTCTAACAACTAAAGTAATCCTAAATTCTTCTGGTAATCTTTCAGCTAATGAGGTTTAACAAAAATGGCGGGTCTAATCGACATTGGTATCGGTAATCTTTTTAAAGAGTTTATGCCTGTAGTAAATAGGGTCCTGGACTTTATCCCAGACCCAGTTGCTAAAGAAAAGGCGCGGGTAGATATTCAAAATAGACTTATTGAGGTAGCCACTCAAGAGTCTAATAATCAAGCTGAAATTAATAAAATTGAAGCAGGCAATTCTAGTATCTTTGTATCTGGTTGGCGTCCAGCTATTGGTTGGGTTTGTGCTACTAGCTTTGCTTGGATTTATGTAGGACATCCAATTGCTCAATGGTTGTGTACACTTTTTGGTGTGAGTGTTGGGTTACCGACGCCATCTTCATCTAATCTTTTGGAGTTGACTTACGCTATGTTAGGTCTTGGGGCACTTAGGTCCTTTGATAAGTGGAAGGGTACGTCAAAATGACAACCCCAGAAGAAAGAATTGCAGTGTTAGAGATACAGGTGGAAAACCTACAAAAAACACTAGATCTAGTTGGTAACGATGTACGTACTATTAGAGATACATTAGCTCAAGCTAGAGGTGGATGGAAGACTCTCCTTCTTGTAGCTGGCTTTGCAGGAACTGTTGGAGCTTTTATCGGTAAGTTTACACCATTCTTTATTATTAGGTAATATCATACTATGAGATATACACTTTTAGAGATGACACAATCAATATTATCTTCTATGGATAGTGATCAGGTTAACTCCATTAATGATACAGTAGAAGCTCAACAGGTAGCTTCTGTTATTAAAAACGCCTACTATGATATTATCTCTCCTTTAAACCTACCAGAACTCTACGACTTCTTTGAGTTGACAGCTACATCTTCTGTAACACCTACTGTTATGACTCTTCCGACTAATGTTATGCAATTAGATTGGATTAAGTATGATCAAACTGAAAGTGCTTCTAAAGACTACCTTAAGTTAGATTATGTGGATTTAGTGTCTTTTACAGGTACCATGCACTCCATAGTATCAACTGAAGATAATGTAGATACATTTACTCTTTTAACAAATGGTAGTGACACAGTTGAATTTTTGTGTTACAATGATGTATTCCCTACTAAATACACTACCTTTAATGACAACACAATTATCTTTGACTCTTATAATAAAGAGTTTGATGCTTTTCTCCAAAAGAATAAAACTTTATGTTGGGGACAACTAATCCCAGCTTGGAGTAATACTGATGGTTTTATTCCAGACTTAGACCCTAAGCAATTTACACTTCTTTTGAATGAAGCTAAAGGTCAAGCTTTTATTGAGATGAAACAACAGGTAAATGCTAAAGCTGAGAAAAGAGCACGTAGGGGGTGGATTAATTCACAGAAGACTAAAAGAGGAATTAACGGATTATCTAACGGAAGAACTGGTAGTTCGTATAACTTTGGAAGGAAGTAATTTTGAACTTTGAGAATACAGACCCAAACAGAGATGAGCCTCGTAAGAAGTATGTAGAGTTGGAAAATAATCGTCTAATCATGGAACGAGAAGATCCTTACGGATTTATTAAGATTCATTTTGAACGAGGACAAGTTCCTGAAAAACTTCAAGGTACTTACACAACGTGGGAAGCAGCTAGACTAGCTATTAAAGTCTATCTTCAAGAAAAAGGTCGAGAAGAAGTTAAATCTAATAACCAACCTGAAACATCCAAACGTAAAGTAATCTAAAATATGGCTCGTCAAACCGGAATAGCTCCTGAAAATAACTTCAGTAAAGGCCTGATCACGGAAGCGACGGGCCTTAATTTTCCTGAGAATGCTTGTACTGAAACATACGATTGTGTGTTTGATCCTAACGGTTCTATCTACCGCCGTAAGGGTTTTAATTACGAAAGTAGTTTTACTACTACACAAGTCACTCGAAACAGTGCTGCGATGGTTGAGTACGTTTGGGACTCTGTGGCAGGTAACGGTAATAAGCAACTTGTAGTACTCCAAATTGGAAATATCCTACACTTTTACGATGTAGGTGACACTACAAACCTAAGTACTCGTAAAAAATCTTTTACAATTAATCTAGACTCCTACTTAAGTGTAGGCGCTACAACAACAGCTTCCAGTCCTTGTCAGTTTTCTACAGGTTCTGGAAGGCTGTTTGTTGTAAATCCTTTTATGACTTCAATTTATATCGTATGGAATAATAACGATACACTTACAGTATATCCTATTGCTATAAAAATAAGAGATTTTGCTGGAGTTACCTCTACAGCAGATGTAGATTTTAGACCAACAACTCTTACGTCTTCTCACAAATACAATCTTTTTAATCAAGGTTGGTATGTAGACAAAGTTGATTCTGTAAACTTTGCTACTAACGGTTTAAATCCAATTGTTGCATGGGACTCTAGTCGTACGGACTTCCCTAGTAATGCAGATGTCTGGTGGGTCTTTAAAGACTCTAATGACCAGATGAATCAAAACTTCATTAGTAGAGTTGCTTTAGGTTCTACTCCAGCTCCTAAAGGTCATTTTGTTCTAGATGCCTTTGACCAGAAGAGAGGTAGTACACCTATTTCTGGTGTATCAGCTGGGACAGTGACTACTTTAGGTCCTCACCCTTTTGTGGTAGGTCAAACTGTAACAATCTTTGGAAACACTAATGGTAGTCTTAACACATCTTTTGTTGTTGCTACCACTCCTTCAGATAGTACTTTTACAATTGCAGGTGGTCTTACAGGTACTGGCGGTACAGTGTGGTCAAGTGACCTTACTTACACAACTAGTGGTTCAAACCGTCCAAGTGTAGTATCTTTCTATGCAGGACGTATCTTCTACGGTGGTGTTAACACAGCTGAGTATAACAACAACATATATTTCTCACGCACTATTGAGAGTGAGAAGGACTATGGTTTTTGTATGCAAATAAATGATCCCTCCTCAGAGGAGAATAGTGACCTGTACCCTACAGATGGTGGAGTTGTTTCTATCCCTGAGATGGGAAACCTTATCCGTATGATTTCAGTTGGTAGTGACTTAATCTGTTTTGCATCTAACGGTGTGTGGCAGTTATCAGGTTCCAAAGGACTCCAATTTGCAGCTAACGACTACTCAGTACGTAGGTTGTCATCTATCCCAGCTATTAGTGCCACATCTTTTGTTGTTGTAGAAGGTTACCCATTGTTCTGGAATAACGATGGTATCTACCTTGTTAAGCCTAATCAAGTTGGAGATCTCTCGGTAGAGAATATTACTAACGAAACTATTGCAGATTTTTACACAGCAATCCCTACAAAAAGTAAGTATTATGCTAAAGGTACTTACGATGTAAATGAAAAGATTGTCTCTTGGATGTACGCTTCTGGTCAAATTCTTGAAGAGGGGGGAGGTTTCACTAATGCTGTTCTGGACGATAGTTATACTTATGACAGAGTACTGAGTTTTAACACACTTACTGGAGCTTTTTACCCTTGGACTATTCAGAGGTCTAATAGTTCTCCTAAAGTAAATGGTGCTGTAGTTATTCAATTTGCAGGAATCTACGTACCTACAGTTAAGTACCTTTCTACCGTTCAAGTAACGTCTACTTTGTATAACGCTACGTGGAGTGAACCTAGTAATGAAACGTACCTTGATTGGGCAGCGACTAACCACAACTTAAACTACTCCAGTTACTTTGTTACTGGATACAAACTTTCAGGACAGGCTATCGCAGACTTTCAAAAGAATTATATTGTTGTCTATTGTAAACGTATTACTAACGCTTCTCTTAATCTTAGAGGGCGTTGGAACTACTCTACAAGTGGTAATAGTGGACTATGGACGACATCTCAAGAGGTCTACCTTAATCAACCTAACACAGACTTCGTAATGAGGCGTGTTAAAATACGAGGTGAAGGAAGAGCTTGTCAACTAGCCTTTACAAGTTCTATAGGTAAACCATTCCATGTTATAGGATGGGCTTCATTTGAGAGTACTAACACAGGACCTTAATTTTGAGCATTTCTTTAGCCACTGTTAATGACATACCTGAGTTAATTAAATTAAGTAAAGCTTTACATCAACTTACTATCTACAAACAATTTAATTTTAATGAAAGTAAGGTTGAAGGTTTGTTAAAGAAGGCTATTACAGGTGATGTAAAGGATGGTCTTGTATTAGTTAGCTGGGACTTAGAAAAAATAAATGGACTATTAGGTGCATTAGTTATGGAACCAATGTACTCTACAGATAAACTAGCTAGTGAATGGGTGTGGTGGGTTGATCCTAGTTGCACTAACAGTAAAAAGAAACTGGTTAAATTACTCGAAGGATACGAATACTGGGCAAAGAATGTAGCTAAATGTAAAGCTATTCTAGTAGGACGTATGTATGGTTTTGACAATTCTGAAAACTACCTTAAAAGAAAAGGTTACACTCTTTCAGAAAAGGCGTATTTAAAGGAGTTATATTAAAATGGCTACAGCTGTCGTATCTTTAATCGGAGGTATCATGGCTTTTCAAGGTGCTCAGAAACAACAGAAAGCTCTTGAGAAATCTGAGATGGCTAAAGAAAGGCAGATGAACTTAGATGTTCAACGTAAGAAAAGGTCTGCTTTAAGAGAAGCCCAGGCTGCCCGTCAGGTGGCACTAGCTAATGCAACTAACCAAGGTGCTCAATTTGGTTCTGGAATTGCTGGTGGTTTTGGTCAAATTGGTAATCAACTTGGTGGTAACTTTCTTGCACTAAATCAAGACAGTCAACTTGGAGCTGATGTGTTTAGTGCTAACCGTCAGTATGCTAAGGGAGGGACTATGGCTGCATTTGGTACAATGCTAACTAATAGTTCTGAGACAATTAGTCGTGTTGGAAAAACTGCTATTGGAGTAGCTTGATTTGAATGAACTTCTCACACTGGATAATTCTCAACAGGAAGTTGAACCTACACTTAACCTTTCTGATGAAGTAGTAAATCAACCTATACTCCCACAGTTCGTTGTAAGTAATCGTGCTATGAAATACGATGCTGCACTTGGTAAGGACTCCCCCGGCCGAGACAGTATTACTTCGTCTATTATTTCAGGCAAAGAAAGTCTTTTACGTGAGTATGCTACTACTAAGTCACACATTGAGGATTTGACTCTTCGTCGTGATCTTATTTCTCAATATGCTGTTCAAAGGCCGGGTGGTGACCTACAGCCTGGGGAAAGAGAATTCCTTAATACTCTTAGTACTTCACAGTTATCCAGTCCTAGGAACGTCCTAGAGAAGAAGTGGGGAGATTATGTAGTCAATGCTACAATGGCTGAAGACGCTAATGGCCACATAGTAGAGGCTGAAGATGTTGCTCCAGATGCTTTGGACATAGCAGCTTCTGCTGCATCAAGTAGAATTGGTAAGTTAGAATACGCTCGTAAAGTTAGAGAAGAACTTCAAGCTCAGGTAGGTTGGGTTGATTGGGGTAAGAACTTTATACCATTCTACAGTTGGTACAATACAACTAACGTTGCTCCCGATAGTGTTCGGAGTGAATCCTTTTTAAAGGGTAGTTCAGTTGGTGATCAGGTATCTGATATTTGGCAGAAGAGTGACGAAGACTTTTTTAACATTGTTGACGACATTAAAGAACGTACCCTTAAGGGTGAGTTAAACCCAGAGAATGCTAGTGAGTTTCTCGGAGCTGTAGAGGCGTACACTAGTAACGACAAGTTTTGGGGTAACGTCCAAAGTTACGTTGATCTTACAGATTTGATTCCCGGTATCGGTATCTCTGGTTCTGTCTTAGCTGCTAGTGGTAAAGGAACCTTAAAGTTTGGTTCTAAGGTTGCATCTAAAAAGGCTACAAAAGAAGCTATTAAACAAACCATTAAAGATGCTGAAGCAGGTGTTTCATCAAACGAGATGAATAACCTTTACTACTCTGCTAAGAAGAGTCCTGTATCACAAGGAAGTGACAGTGGTATAGACTCATTTGGCCGTGAGATAGTTGATCCTGAAACTGGTAATATTGATATTGTAGATATTCCAAACACCCCTGAAAACAGGGCAGCTAACGTTATTGATGCAGCTGTTGAAAACGCTGTACGTAATGAACTAGATCCTTCGGCTATTAATGCGACTAACGGAAATCTTGAGGATGCTGCTTTAGACCGTATTGTTGAATCTTGGATGAAAAAGGGTTCTGAAGAAGAAATTCTTGCTAGAGATTTGGTAAAGAGTCTTTCAGGATTTTTCAACCCTAAGAGACGTCTTACTGGAGCTACTACATGGGCTACAAGAGCTAAGGAAGAATTTCTTTCAGGACTAGCTAATAGTCGTAACAGTGGTTTAAGAGCTTTGTTTGAAGGTGTACAAGCTCAACGTATAACACGAGATCAACTTGAAGCAGCTTTACCAGTGCTTAAAGAAGAGATGAGACGTGCTGTTAAGACACCTGATAGTGCTGTGATTGATGTCAAATGGGGTGTTGAACACGAAAGTGTAAACAGTGTTGGTGTTAACTATATTGATATGGGTGTCGGTAAAACTGACGGTACATTATTTAAAAGAGTTGAAGGTGCAGATGACGCTGCAGTAAACCTTTATGGCCTTGAACCTGGTTCATACAAAATTATGGGACAAGGTGGTGGTTACTATATTAAGGTACGTAAACCTGTAGAAGAAGTGTCTCCAAAGTTTAGAGATCTTATTGTAGACGGTGATCATACAGCTCCTATTCGCACTCACAGTCTGTGGACTAGGTTCTTGGTTAGTGGTGAGACTTTCCAAAGTGAAGCCTCTAAGGGTGCTCGTCGTGTAGCTACACACCAAGTTTCTAAAATACACCAAGCTATGTATGAAGCTGCTCAAGACATTGGACAGATTTCTAAAGGAGAGTCTCGTAACTTAGAGATGATCCTTGAGATGAACCGTGATACTGAATTTTTCAAAGGTACTAAAGAGTATCAACGAGGTTTTTGGTACGATAACATAGGCTCTTTTGAACAAGGGTACAAGACTATGTTTAATGAAAGACCTAGTGAAAAGGTTACTCGTGCATACTTTACGTATCGTAATTTAATGGATACAGATTTTATTGCACGTAATCTAAAGTTGTACCGTGAAAAGTCTAGAATGGGAATTGTAGGTTTTACTTTTGCAATTCCTATGGAACGCCTTGTTAAGGGTGTCTCTGAAAAAACAATGCAGATGTCTGGTAAACGTATTGAAGGTAAAATAGTTGATGACATTATTCAAGATGGTACAGATAAACGTATCTTACTAATTGATAATGATAACATTGATAGCCGTTATATCAGGTCTAAGACTGATGGTATGGCTACGGTATTTGACTACCAAGAGAAGGGTTACAAACTTATACAAATAGCTAATCCTGATCAAAGACCTTTAATGAGTCTAACGGATAATGACAATCTTATCCAGTATGCCTTAGTAAAAAACTTTGATACATACCCACTTGACTATATGCAAATACCTTACACTCAAGGTGGTCACGTTGTCGTATCAACTAACTGGAAAGTCTCACAGTCTCGAATTGTAATCACAAGTGACGGTACTAAACTTCACGTAGGAGACAGACATTTTGGATTCTTCTCTTCACAGAAAGAAGCTACGATGTGGTCTGAGCGTATGGAGACTGCTCGTAAAATGATGGTACAAGGAGACTTTAAGTCCCTTGGTAAATATATTACAGAGAAGAACTTACCTTATAAGTCTGTTAATGAATTTCTTTCTTTGTTTGAACCCAAGCTAGGTAAGGATGGTAAGGTTGTTGAAGAACCAACTTTCCTTAAAGACATTCCTTTTATCCAAGTGGCTGATCGAGAAGGCACTAACGATGCTGCTAAGACATACGCTAAAGATCAACTAGGGAGTTTCTTCAGTGGTGTTGTAGACACTATGGATATGCCTGAGAACTTGTACCGTCTTATAGACAAGAAGTTTGCAGGTGCTAAAAATGAACTAGCTCTTACAGTTGAGAAGCAAGGTGCTGACTGGGGCTTTACTAAAGCTCGTCACTTGTCACCGCTAGAAACTATGAATGACTCTATCTCTAATGTAATGCGTAACACTGCTTTAGACAACTACCAAACCCAAGCAGTTGAAAGTTTCATTCAACAATTTAGTGATGTAATGTTAACACCTAAAGAATTACTTAGGCAAGATCCTTTAGAGCATTTACTAAACCCTGATTGGAATACAAGAGCAGACCCTGTAAGGCTTGCTTCGGCTAAGGCAAACAGACTTTCTACTATTCAGTTTTTAGGTCTACGCAATCCTACAGCATCTAGTCTGGACTGGGTTAAAGATAAACTACTCAATAGTGTGTATGATACTTTTGGTAAAGGTGGAGCTGACTGGGCAGACGACCACATGCTACCTTATATTACTGATCCTAGTTCTTACATTCGTTCAGTAGCATTTCACTTAAAGCTAGGTTTGTTTAACCCTGTTCAGTTGTTTCTTCAATCTCAGGGTATGTTTCATGCTATGGCGTTAACTGGTAATCCAGCTCGAGTTGCTAGTTCTTTAGCTGCTACTACACTCATGATGTTTGGTCGTATGACTAGGCGTCCCGAGGTTATCAATAAACTTGCTAAAATTTCTACCAAACTAGGTTGGAAAGAAGCAGAGTTTAAAGAGATGTGGGATACGGCTCGTTCTCAAGGTCTTCACATTGTTGGTGGAGAGTATGGAGACATGGACAATATCTTCTCACCTAAGGTGTTTAACGGAGCCTTTGGTAAGTTCCTTGACAAGGGAACTATCTTTTTTAGAGAGTCTGAAAAGATGGTTCGCCTTAATGCTTGGGCTATTGCTTATAAAGAATTTCGTAAGGTAAATCCTAATAAAGTTCTTGATGCTGATGCTGTTACAAGTATTATGAAAAGACAAGACGACTTGTCTGTAAATATGACAAGAGCTTCTAACGCAGCTTGGCAGCAAGGTATCTTCTCTATTCCCACTCAATTTAGTAGTTACCAAGCTCGTCTTACGGAACAACTACTGGGTAAGGTACTTACAAAGGCTGAAAAGGCTAGAGTAATTGGAATGTACTCAGCTTTGTATGGTCTACCAGTAACTGCTGGGGCAGTAACTCTGTACCCATTTGGTGATGATATTAGAAGAGAAGCTTTGTCTCGAGGTATCAACCTTAATGAAGGTGCTACTGGACTACTTGTTAACGGTATGTTAGCTACGGCTCTAGAGGCTATTACAGATACTCAATTTAACGTTGGTCAACGGATGGGTCCAGGAGGTCTAACTCTCATTAGAGACTTCCTACAAGGCGATAAGACGACCTTAGAGATCCTTGCAGGTCCTTCAGGTACTATTACAGCTGATGTAGTCCAAAGGCTTCTACCGGCCGTCTCTGACTTGTTTACCTTGGACATAAACTCTCTCAAGCAAGTTGATTTTATGAATGCTTTTCAAGAAATTTCTACAGTTTCTAACACTACTAAACTGTTGTATGCTCTTAGGGCAGGTAAACTTATTTCAAAGGAAGGTACTCCTCTTGGGCCTATGAATACCCAAGAGGCTTGGATTATGGCACTTACAGGTCTAACCCCACAACGTATTGCAGACGCTTACCTTATGTTAAGTGAGTTGAAAAGTATCCGTGCTTCAGAGCAGGAGATGAATAAACAGTTCCAATTGTATATTCGTAAAGCCTACCAACTCCCTCCTAACTCACCTGAAAGAAAAGCTTTAGTAAAGAAAGCTTATACCTTTATGTTAGACAGAGACCCTAATGATGCACATAGAATGATTATGGAGATAATTAAAGATAGTGATTTGACTGAAAATGTTGAAAAGCAGTTTGGTAAGGGTGGACCTGTGTCTACAAGAGAAGACCGTAAAAAACTAATTAGCGAGAAGCAGAAGTAAAATGGCAGAATTTAATCCACAAACAAATAGTGTTGGTAGTAACTCTTACACAGGTCTTAGTGATCGACGCCAAGGTGATTCTTCATGGGCTAATCTTTTTGCAACTGTTGTAGACACTGTTGATAAAACTAACATAGAGAGTATTAACACTAAAGTTGACACCTCAACAAAGACTTTAATGAATGAGTATTTTGGTGTAGATGATGTAGTTAATTCATTTGACCCAAAGGTTGACATAGGTAACGGAGCTGAGATTGGAGCCGGAGCATCTACACCGCGTCCAGTACCAGACGCTATAAAGCAAGGCTCAACTCGTATTGCAAACCTTGGCAAGGCTTATGAAAATGGCACATACAGTGAGACAAACTTTTGGCGACAAATGGACGTTACTGTAAAGCAGATGAAATCTCAATATCCTGGATATGAGAATGAGATTGATCAAGCAGTAAGTAAGGCTATTAATCAACCTACTGCTAATCAACTTCGTAAAGCTATGTACGATGATTGGATGCAGAAACAAGGCGGAGTTGACTCTGCTCAAAAGGCTCAGGATCAATCAATTAAAGAGTGGATTAACAAAGGTCTTATTAGTGAAAATGACCTTTCATCTTTTAAACAAGGGAAAGTTTCTTTCGAAGAACTTCAACTTGGGGTGACTCGTAAAACTAGTAAAGAATACGAAAATACAAAACTTAAAAATGAGTACGAACTAAGTGCACTTAAAAGGAGTGATACTGTCAATGGTTTATCGGACGCCCAAAACTCTGCATTTAGATATGCTGATTCTGCTGTAAGAGGGATTTTTAGTGATCTCTACGGTAAAGCTACTGGAGTATCTGGAGAATCTTATAAGAGTTTTCGGGACACACTAACAAAGGTTCAACAGGATGGTAGGGTAGACCCTAATGAAATTCTTCAACTAAAGCAAGTAGCAGAACCACTGGTTCAATCGTTGAGGAGTCAACGTAATGACTTGTTGATGAAACCAGATAAAGATGGTCGTAGGTTAATAGACGACCTTAAACCTGCAGATAGAGAGAGTCTTGATAAACAGTTTGACTACCAACTAAAAACTATCGAAGAAGCTATGGGCGGCAGTCTAGACGCTATTGGTGCTATGAAACTAAATGCTTTGCTTAATGCTACTGACACAAGTTCTCGAGTTCTAGCAGCTCTTAATACAGATGCTGGTAAACTAGCTGCAGATGCTGGTACATTAAACGAAATGAGTAAAAATACTTTTAGTCCACTTATCCAAGCTTATCTAGATAAAATGAGTGCTGATGGTAAAAATGTAGTTGAACAAGCTTTGACATTGGGTCTAATAGTAAACGGAGCCAAGGACGGTCAAACGGTTCCCGATCAGGTTAAAGCTCTTGGTAACTCAGCTTCATCTAGTGAAAAAAGTACTGCTGTAAAACAAACCTTACAAGCTAACTTAGAGTACCTTATAGACCCTAAGACTTCACCAGAAATCAAAGCTAATCTGTTTACGTCTACCTACAGTGAAAATCTTTTGTCTATGGTAGACTTTGGCAGTAGACAGAAACTGTGGTTGGCTATGACCACACCTGAAGTTACTAAAGCTATGATTGAACTAGAAAAGACTCAACCAGGTTCTTTGAATAGGTACCTTCAATGGCGTATAAGCCGAGGTGGTGACTTGTTTAAGATGGCTAAAGACTCTGCTCAATCTTTCCAAGACTTTTCTAAAGTCGGTAATCTTGTATGGGATGAGAAATCTAAACTCTTTAGTATAAGATTAGACCCGACAAAGTTTAAAGATGCTAAGTCTGCTCAAGAGTTTTTATCTGGTGGTCCTAAATATATGACACCCAAGGCAGGTGGTGTAAGTGGACAAAGTTTTACTGACGACCGTGAACTTAGCCGTCTTAATGATGGTAAAGAAGCTGTCAATCAAATGAATATCTTTGTTAGAGGTATCATTCCTTCCCTTGAAGCTGAAGGGGTAACTGATCCTGATAAGCAAAAAGAAATCATTATGCAAGCTCTTGGGGGTATTAACCTAAGTGGTCCTAAGCAGAATGATTGGGTAGACAACTTTATTAATGCCCTACAAAATCCTGCTACAGGTGATGATCAACTAACTATTATTCAAAAGGAATGGGAGAAATCTCAAAACTCCTCAAAACCTTCGGAACCTTCGGTGTCAACTGAAGAGTTGTTGAAAGATTTTGAATTAACTGGTAACAAATACTCTAACATTACAATGGAAAATCAAAGTTCCAACAGGAACAAGGATATAACATCAACACTGTTGGAAAAACTATCTTTAGTAACTGCTAACATTCTAGGGGAAGGTGTAACTGCTAAGGTGATCTCTGGTGGTCAAGACCCTGATCAACCTAATCGTGTAGGTTCTAACAGACACGATCACGGTAACGCTGCTGATGTGCGGTTTTATACAAAAGATGGTAAACAGATTACTGATAAAATAACTTTAGATAAAGTTGCAGAATACTGGTTAGCTAATAAGTTTGGAAGTGTAGGTAAATATATGGATGGCTGGGGAATACACTTAGATGAGATAACTGAGGACAAACTTAAACCTGAACAGTCTCTTAGTTGGACTTATTAAACTTTAGTGTAACATTGAACAAAAAGAAACCCCCAGTTCATCACTGGGGGTTTTTATTATGTAGTTAAATCTACTTCTAGATTGTCAATTAGATTCATTTTCAATCTGTCTTTTGATTCTGTTAGCAAAATAAATTATTTTATTGATGTCGTAAAGAACTTCGGTACCTTCTTTTGAGCCTAAACGGTAACAAGCCTTAAAGATATTACCAAGGTTGAAAGACATATTCTTATACTCGATAAGGTCTCCAATGTCTTTAACTCCTTTAGGGAGGTCGTAGTAATCTGTAGACCCCCCATCAGAACGTATTCGTTTACTCACAAGTCTTATTTCCTGTCTCTGGATCAATAAAGCAAGCAGACCCTTCACCTTCTTGTGGAGCTACTACAAGGATGCCTGAACGTTTTCCAGCTGCTCTAAAGGTTGTAACACCTTTACATCCTCGTTCGTAAGCTGACATATACACATTTTTAAAATCATCAAAGTTAATGTCATCACTAATGTTACAAGTCTTACTAACTGCTGAGTCCATCCAGTAAGATGCCACTTCAAGAACGTCTAGGTGTTCTTTAATAGTGCATTGATCTGTAGTCTTACCTTTAACTCCTAGTACACGTACACCGTAGTCTTCTACGTATTCTACAACTGGACCTTCAGGTGTTTGAACAGTACGATTATAGCCGTAAGAAAATACTGGTTCGATACCTGAGCTTACATTGTCAGCTACTAGTGAGATTGTACCTGTAGGTGCAATTGAAGTAAGGTGAGAATTACGTATACCATAAGTTTTAATTTTATCGAAAACATTTGGAGATAAACGAGTCTTTATAAACGGTGACTCAAGATATTGATTATTAAAGAGAGGAAACGGTCCTTTTTCTTTAGCAAGTTCAGCAGATGCTAAATAGCATCCGTTAGTTAATGTAACCAGAATACTGTTTAAGTAGTCAAGAAAGTCTTCTGAACCATAAAGATGCCCTATAGATTCAATTGCGTTAGCTACACCTGTAACTCCAATTCCCATACGACGTTTAAGAGTAGCTTCTTCGTACTGTTCAGTTTGAGGATACAAAGCTTTATCAATAATGTTATCCATAGCACGAACGACTACTGGAATATCTTGTTCAAACTTTTCCCAATCGAAATCGGGGCGAGTAACGTATTTATTATTACTAATGTCGTAGAATTCAAAATTAGTAAGGTACTTCACTAAGTTAAATGAACCAAGTAGACAAGCTCCATTAGGTGGAAGAGGTTGTTCTGCACATGGGTTAGTAGCAGCAATCTCTTCACAGTAGTAAAGGTTATTCATCTCGTTAATACGGTCAATGAAAAGAACACCAGGTTCTGCCCAATCCCAAGTAGAACGCATAATCTCATTCCACAAGTTCTTTGCATCGATAGTACGATACTTACGCCCACTCCATACTAGGTCGTAACCACGGTTTTCTTTAACAGCTTCCATAAACTTATCAGTAACACCAATAGAAATGTTAAAGTTTGTTAGGTTTGTTTTGTTCTGTTTGGCCCTAATAAACTCTTCGATGTCTGGATGGTCTATTCGAAGAACTCCCATTTGAGCGCCTCTGCGATGCCCAGCAGAAGCCACAGTGCCGCAAACAGCGTCAAAGATACGCATGAAGCTGACAGGGCCTGATGCCACTGACCCATTAGCAATAGTGTCACCACGAGGGCGGATAGTGCTAAAATCATACCCAATGCCACCCCCAAGGCGCATTGTCTCAGCAGCGTACTTAGCGACATCCATAATGCCTTTCATTGAATCTGGAATAGTAGGTGATACAAAACAGTTATAAGGGGTAGCTAGTCGAGCAGCTCCAATTGCTGCCTGTACACGTCCTGCAGGCAGGAATCTCTGTTCTAGAAGAATGTTTTTAAAAGCTTCGTAGTGTGTATCATTATCTTTTAGTGTATCAGCAATTCTTACACACTTATCTTTAAAAGTTTCTCCTGGTTGACGGTACTTCATTTCGTCAAGTTCGTTAGAGATTTTAAGAGTTGGTCCAATCAATTGTATTTTCCTTTTTAAGGTTATTAAGATCTTTTAGGTTGACGAGTACGGTTAGCTTTCTTACTAATTACGCGTGTAGGAACATTCTCAAGACTACCAGTACGATTAGAGCCGATATGATCAACTTCTTTTCCATCACCCTTTTTAACTAGCCCCTTCTTAGAAGCTTCTTTACGAGCTGTATTTCTTTCAGCTCTACGTTTCTTTTGTTCTGGAGTAGCGTGGTACTCGTCATACTCTTTTCTGTAGTTACGTTTAGCCATGTTAGCAAGGTTCCATATCTGGGAAGGTGTAGCCGTAATCTCTAATTAAAATAACTAAGACATCTTCTTGAGATAGTTCGTTAATATCAAGAAACTCTTCAAATGAGTAAGTTTCAAGAAGACGGTTAATGCGTTCTCTAAGTTTTATTTCATCTCGTTCCATTTACGAGTACTCACGTTTAATTCGATCAAGACTAATAAACTCTGGGTCGTAGACACCTTGGTTCACATTTCTTTTAACTACAATACCACGCCACCAAAGTCTGTTGACTTCTCCAGCCCAGTCAGTATCGTAGTCTTGGTACACACCTGCTAGACACCCAATAATTTTCTTACCTGCAGTATTAGTTCTGTAGCACAAATCAGCGAGATGAGAATGCCCGGCAGTGCAAGAACTAAATTGTTTAGAGACAAGAGAGTAAGCAGGATGCTCACCGCCAACAGGACGCCCCATAAGACCGCTGACATGGTAGTGGGCGTAGTGGATACCGTTGATCTCCACAACTCCTGGACTTCCTCCATTATATGGAACAACAACATCGTAGTACTCCTCTAGTTTAAGGTCACCCATACCTATAGCTCCTTCGAGTTCAGGTTGGATATTGATAGCTTTGTTAATACGTTCTTCGTGGTTACCAATACAAAAGTATCTTTTGGGTAGTCGCTTCTTAGTCGCTTTAACTGTGGACCACAATTTATCTTGCCAGTCTAGATGGGCATCAACATCTGCTCGGTAGGTACGGCCGTGAAAAGTGCGTTTGCCTTTATCGTACCCAGAGAGACTAGGCATATCTGCTGAGTCACCTATGTGAATAACAACATCAGGTTTAACATCGTTAATTAGACGACCAAGCCAAATAGCTCTTTTGTTGTGGTGTTGGTAGTGTGCATGTGAATCAGGAATAACTAAATGCGTTGTCAATTTATTGAAACCAATCTTCCGAATAGTCT